TTTGGCTTGTTCAACTAATTCGTTAAATTTTTTAGCACTTTCATCATTTACATAAGGAATTAAATTATCTATATTTTCTGCTAACCATTCTACTGCTGTTTGTTTCATATTATTTATTTTTAAATTTTACTAATAAAGTTTATCCAACAATCAAAGAATAAAAAGTGAATATCTAATTGATACCAATAATCTGGATGATTTGGCACTCTTGCAATTTTAAAACAAAATCCAAATTCATTCCAACTCCAAAAACTATTTACTTGTATATTTTTCATATTTCAGTTACTTCTTTGATTAGTTTTTCTATTTCCCTTCTTAGTTTAATTTGTTCTAATGTTGCATAATCGTTTAATAAAGAGTCATTTACTTTTTGCAACATCTCCAGCATTTCAGGTGCTTTTGATATTAACAATGCATTAGCTATTAATTCTGTATCAGTTGAAATAGTCTTATGCATTGCGTTTGGTGCGTATGCTCCAGAATCCGTTAATATTATTTTGTTATTGTCAATACTAACTTCCCACTTTCCTTTTGTTCCTTTAAATTCCATTTTTTTTATTTTTAAATTGTTTGTGACAAATATATAACATTACATTTAAATGTTGCAAATATATCACAAACTATTTTTATTTTCTTTCACCACGTGAACGAACTTCTGTGTATTCCGATACTGCATTTTCTATTTCAATGTCAACATTTTTTTTTGTAGTTTCCACAGTACGCTTGAAAATATGGTTTAACTTGTTTTCTATTTCAACTACATCTGTTCTTGTACCTCCAAACTTCTCAACTATAACTGTAGCCATGTTCTTTGTTTCCAATAAAAAAGTATTCAGTAAAGACTGGAAATTTATTACTTCAATTTTCCTAATTAAATCTAAAGGCAGAGTATTTCCAGCTTTCTTTTCCAACTCCATCTGCTTTAACTCCGCATTTCTTTCAACTAAAGTTACCTCAGCTTCTTTTTTACGAAGCTCATATTGCAGGAAAGATGCGTTTTTAATTTTGTTCTCCCTTGCTTCTTTTCGTTCCTGAGCAGATAAAACCGATTCTTTTACACTAGTAACTTGTTTTTTTTCTATTGGCTCTGCCGTAGGAACAACCTTGACTGATGCCTTGACTTTACTAGGTTTTTCTAAAATTTGATTTTCTTTTTCAGATACCTTTTGTGATAAATTTACAACATTTTTAACGCTTTTTGTCGAAGTAACTATTTTTTTACTTAGATTTGTTCCGTTGATGTGATAATTATCAAACACGCTTTGTTCTCCTCCATTCACTTCAACCAAGTACATATAGTTCAACGGATGCTCGGTATCAATTAATCCTTTCCTGTTGCAACATAATTGCTTTCTACTTATTTTACTTCGGATTGTTCCATACGCTATGTTTAAAGCCAATCCAAAATCTTTTTTACTTACTAAAGCCATATTTTTCTCTTATTTTGTTGCAACAAATATAACAAAATAACAAGAGGAAGTGTTGCATCTGTTAAAAATGGTATAAACCACAATGAAAAGGAGTGCGCAACCCATTGCGATGGCGTTTCTGAATCCTTTACAGTACCTTTTTACCCCTATACAACGTGCATATAAGCCCCTATTTTAACTTAAAAAATTTAAAAGTAGTTCATACTCCAACGAACTAAAACAAAGCCTTAAAACTAACGTTTTGATATAGCGTTTAAACTTATTTTAAAAGCTTGTAATCGATTAACGTGTTTCTGTGGTATGTTGTTATCCCCTCCATGCTTTTATCCTTTACATTGCATTGCTATCTATGTTGTAACTGGTTTACATTTGTTATTGTTATGCTGGTTCTGGTTGTGTGGTTTGTTAGTTACTCCGCTTTGCTTCCCGGTCCTGTATAGTATAGCATTATTACTTTTGTTATTTGTTTACGTGGATTCGCTTTATTGGTTTACTGGTTCCGGTTCATTTGCTGCAGGAAATACCCAAACAAAAAAAGCCGCATTTATAGCGGCTAATTATTGAGCATAAAAAAACCCGCTTATGTTAGCGGGTTGTTAGTTGTTAGTTTATTTTAATTTGTTGCTATTATTCGCACTTCATGTAATCCATTTGGGTAAACCTGTACACTATTAAATTTTTCATAAAGTTTTGATCTTTTTTGATTTGCTTTTTTTATGTCTGTTTCTGTAATATACGGCATTATGTAGACTATTTCTTTTTTAATTTTTGACATTGTTTTTATCTTTTAAGTTAGTTTTAATTTAATAGGTATTTGATTTTTTGAGATGTTATATTGATGATGTTTTAAAATAGTGTATAAATATTCCTTTATTAGTTATAAATTGAGTTTCTATAAATCCGTTATTTTCGTTTAACATTATGCTATCGATTAAATCGCCTAAATTAAAAGCTTTACAAATTTGTATTAATTCAATATTTATTTTTGTTATTTCTTCCATACTTTTTTATTTTAATAAATATTTGATTCTTTCCATTATTATTTCGGCTTTCTTTTCTGGTTTACCTTCCCCGCTTAAATGGTGATTCCATTTGCCCGAAAAATAGTTTATACCGTCAAAATCTAAAGGCGCTAAATCTGGATTAACAAAACGCCCAAAAACTGAATAAACTAGGCTTTGATCGTAATCAATGCGAATCCAATAAATCCCGTATTTAGTTTTTAAATCAAACTGTAAAGGATCAGAAATAAAAGGTTCTGCGTTGATTTTGATAAGTTCCGCTTTCATTTTATCAATGAAGATTTTTTGATTTTTTAAAGGTATTTTCATTTTATTAATTTTTTGAATTGTTAAAACCAACATATATACTATCTGAAACAGATATAATTTGTAATTGATCGCCCGGCTTTGCTTCGCTTATTTCTTCAGGTAATGAAACCGGCGTTAAATTTGTATTGTTGTTACTTGGCGCCATTATTAACATAGTTAAAAATATAAGCGCCAAAACTGTAATAATTAATAAAATTTTTCTAAATGGTTTTTTCATGGTTTTAATTTATTGCTATGGTTAAAATTATTATTGATAAAATTAAAAGGTTAACTACTGGGATGATTTTTTGAATTTCATTTTTTTTTCTTGGTTTGGTTCTCATGGTTAATTGATTTTTAAATTAATATTCTAATAATTTGACCCACAAAATAGAGTAAAAACAATATTATAAATATTTGATTATAATTTGCAGTAACCCAAAATTTAACGATTTTTATTTTTGCTTTCATTTTTTAGATTAATTAATATTAAAGTTATAGTTTTGATCTGGTTTAATTCGGTTAACGCTTATTATTTGTATATGCTCGTGGGTATCGTATAATTTTAACTTTGCATTTTCAAAATTATTTGATTCAATTGTAATCGTAAAATTTTTACGTTTTCCAATTGATCCGATTTTTAAGGCTAAAATTGTAAAAGTGTATTTTTTCATAGTTTTGATTTTTTGTATTTATTAATAGAAAAATTCTTGTTTAAGTTCTGAGCCCTCAAAAAAAGCTTTTAAGTCTTTTTTGCTTACTCTTTGCGCTTTATTATTCCAGAAATGAAATATTTTAAAATAGCCCTGATTCATATCTTTACAAATTTCGTTTAAGTCTGTTATATTGCAAAAATATTGTTTACCTGTACTCGTTAAAACTTGGTAAACTCTCAAATCATTGTTAATAGTTGTTATCATTTTTTTATATTTTAGTTGTTAATTAATTGGTTTGCAAATTCTAATAATAAAGAATCTATTTTTTTTATTTTTGTTTCTCTTTTGAAAAAATTACTTTCTCTTATTTTTTTGGCTTTCGCTTCAAAATGTTTTTCTAAATCTCTATTCGCTTTTTGTCCAATTGGAGAATAGCCAGAGCAAAAACAAACATTACCAATTTCGTAATAGTCACACGCCCAACCTTCAAACCTTATTGAATAGGCAAAAGCATTTTTAAAATAAAGCAAATTATACAATTCATCTGCATGAATACGTAAAACGTTTTTAAATCTGTTGTTGATGTCTTTTTTTGAAATTTTTGTTTTCATGTTTTCTAAGTTTTTAAAGTTGTTTTTATCTATTAATTAGTAACGCTGTTGTTAAACCGTTTTTAGTTACAAAAATTTGTTTTTTAGGTTCTATAAATTTTCTGTAATCAATTTTTTTAGGTTGTGGAAATTTTATTGTATTCATAATAATAAAGTTTAAATTAATATTGATTTGTTTTTGTTGGGACAAATATACAACACTTTAAATTTAATAAACAAACATTTTTTTGCTTTTTTTACATAAAAAAAAGTCAATACCTTATTTTATTGGTATTGACGTAAATATATAAATCTGTATTTTGTAAGAACTATTTTATAATAGTCTATTTTATTTTAACCGTTGGGCTTTCTGCTGGTGCTAAATTTGTCGAAACTGGATCAACTATATAAGATCCGGGGACTATAGCGTTTATGGCTGTAGCAATTTTTGCAAGTTCCGCATTTATCAATATATTTTGGGCTTGAATCGCCTGATCTAATGGTAAGAACCTAACCGCACTAAAATCAAAGCCGTTAAGTCCTAATGCCCCATCGTTGCGGTTATACACATACCCCAAGAGCTGTCCAGAGCTGTCCACCGAGTACATACGGCTTTCACCTGCCCCTACAAACTGCCCGATGTTGATGTAGCCAATGACAACTGCCTCGTCTTTGTTGCTTGTTTCCGCGTATATGGCTGTCATGCCCTCGAATGGAACGCTGTCAAATCCAAATGGTCCACACTCTTTTGCAGTTTTTACTCCAAATTGTTTGATTTTTAAAATTCGTTTTGCACCTGTAATTAATGCACTTGAATATTTTGAGAATGTTATCATAGCTGTGTTTTTGTAGAAAAAAAATTTATTTATTTTTAAAATCTGTGCAAAAAAAATTTATTTTTCTGTGGTAAATTTTTTTCTTTTTTAGAATTTCCCCCAAAAAAAAATTATTTTATTTATTCTATATTCCTATCATCTACATATTGATGCTCTAACTCATTTAAAGTGTCGTCAATATGGAAATTGTCGTCTGTGTGATTATAAAAAATATCTCTTATTAGTTCTCCTCCAGTAAAGGTTTCTGGCACTACTAAATTTAAAGTTGTTGTATCTGATTTAGAATCAAATTTTAATGTTATTGAATCAACCATAAATCTATTGTATGCGTAACAATATATGTGGTGATTGTGTACGTTTACAATTTCTCCGGGATATATTTCATCAAACAAACCTTGAAGTTCCAATGTTAATTGAATAGCTTTTAATTCTGATGCTAATTCATTTTTGGCAGCATCTTTAGTTTGAGCATCTTCTCCAGAACTCATAATCTTCGTTGTAGGACGATATTTTGCTACTAATGTATTCTTTGCTCGGTCAAAGGTAGAAACGCCTTGATTTTCATCGCTAGGCTGTCTGACTATGAATATATCGCTATGCAACGCTTGACCATTGTAATCGGCACTCATAGAAATAGTATTTCCTTTTGTAAAAAAATATCTTGGTAGTTGATTGTAGTTTGGCTGAAACAACAAAACTTCTCCCTTTTCATTATGTGATAAAATAATATTTTTTTGACTAGCTAATTTAGCCAAATAATCACGAATGCTTTCTGATGGACTTGCAGAGGTTCGTCCAAATACGCTATTTGCTTTTGCTTTAATAGATGCATAATCAGATTTTTCTTTAGTAGTTTTTGCAGTAGTTTTTATATTTGTTTCTGAAATGCTTTTGGCTTGGTCAGATACTACAACATTAATTCCAAAAAGTCTGCATAGTTGTGTAGCAATATCCTTTAATGATTTGTTATTGCTTTCTAAAGAATAATTTTCTGAAGGAGGTATGCAAACATCTTCCAATATGCCACACTTACTGTAACCAGATATAATAACTAATTCTCGCCCACTATTACTTGTAAATCGATGATTTAATATTGTGCCCGTAAAAATTAAATTCTTTTTGCTATTATAAATCTCAACTGGTAAATATTGCAAAGGCTTAAAAATCTCTTGAAAATCTATTTCTTGTGGCTTAAAATACGCTGCAAACTCAAAAGTAGAAGCTATGGAATCTAACTTTAAATTTATTGTGCCAGAATTAAAATAGGCAATAGATTTGCCATTGATGACTATTTCCAAAATATTATAGTTTTACGTAAAAAAAATTTATTTAATGTACTTTATTTCTCTGCCTTTTTTTAATGCAAACAACTCATTAAATTTAATATTATTTGTTTGAATAAAAATATCGATATTTTCATCTAAATCATCCAATCCTAAATACTTATGAGTAAGCAAAATTACATTACTATCTTTAGTTAAAACAACTATTCTTTGTCGTTTTGTTCCAAAAGTAAATTCGTATAAATTCGCTATTGAATAATTCATTAATGTAGATAATTCTTGTTGTGCAGTAGCATCTGGAATATAAGCATTACTTACATCATAAACAGAAACCTCAAAACTATCAAGAGTTTTTAGATAATCATCATAAAGACTAGTTAGTCTATTATAGTAATATTCTACATCAGAAGTCAAAACATAATCGCCTGTAATTGGCGAAAGCAAAACAACACTAATTAATGACAAAACTGTTCCCGCCATTGCTTCATAATACTTTTTATCCGCAACAGTTTCAACTGATTCTTTTAGCCTAAGTAAAATAGCCTCATAACTTGCAACACGAGCTTCAACGGCTCTAATATATGTTGCAGGTAAATCTAAAAAGTTTTGCACTTCACCAATAGCATTTAAAGGACTATCGAGCAAACTATCGATTGCTGCTAATCCGCCATTTAAAGCATTTTGAAAATCTGCATAAGTACTATTGTCAGCCAAATTGCTTAATTCAGAACTCATGATTTGAAGTGTTGCATTTTGCTTTTGTATATCAACTGGTTCATAAGAAACATCAGTAGCAGCACTTGCTAATGCTGTTGCAGTTCTTCTTTGCAAATCCCTAGTATTGTCTTTTTTGGAAAAATTACTAAATGGATAGTCTGGACTAATGCTTTCAAAAAATGGCACTGTAATTTCAGTAATATTTAATGAACTATCATCCCTTCTAATGCTTAAAGGTTGACCTACAATTGTTCCGTAAAAAGGATGCGTTACAGTCCATTGTCTTGGGTCTTCACAAGATATTTCAAATTCATCAGCTTGGTCTATATTATTAGCACCCTCAAAGTAAAAAACCAAATTGTATCTTGCTCCTTGTGGCTTCTTTCTATCAACCAAAGTTCCATAAACTTTTATAAATTCAAAAGTAGAGGTATTAAATTCACGCTCTTTATCACCTCCTTTTTGTAAAGGATAATAAATATTTCCATCTCCAGTTTTGATGCTAAATCTTGTTTCAATTCTTTGCTCCCAAATCATAACTACTTTTTTATCTTGTTCCTTTTAAAACTCTATTGAATTGATAATTTGCGTTGGTATTGTAAAAACCATCTATTTCTGTTTGTGTTTTTAATGCAGCTTCCTTGTTAAAATATGTTGCTTTTGCTTTTGCTACATTTTGTTTTCTGCTTCTCATTAAGAAATCCATTTTTATTTTTAACTTCTTATGGTCTGAACTAAATTTAGTTACTTGAACTAAAAAGTTGCCTTTCGATGTTTCAATAAATGTAGGTTTCTTTTGCTTGGCAGATTCATAAGCATTAGCTGTAAATTGTGCTTTTTTACTTCTGGATTTACTGCCTCCACCTTTTACAATATTGGCTTTATTAAATCTTGATTTCTTTTTAACCAAACGTGATGCACTATTAGAAGTTCTTGCTTTTGGAAGGTACATTGCTCCAGTATTGTCACTTCCTCCAACCTCATTATGCTCCATACCTTGAATAGCTTTTCTGCCTTTAAGTTTGTTAGGGTCTGTATTGACAAATCCAACTTCTGATTGCATTGATTTTACATCAAATCCTTTAGCTCGATTTACTCCAGTAAACTTTCTAAAAAAACTGGGATTTCTGACTGTCATATTCCTTTTTGCACTTTCTAGGATATTGGTTTTCTTAGATACAAACGCAGCATCGTTTAAAGTTGCTCTTACAGCGATAGGAAACGCACTTTTATTTAAACGCTCTAACTTATTGGTTAAAATAATGTTAGCATTAGTATTTACGTTTAACATTTGTCGTGCCATAACAACTTAATTTATTAAATTCCATTTTTTCGCAATTTCACCACTACCAAAAAATACAGAATTATCAAATCCAAATAATTGCCCTGCAACACTTGGAAAAGTACCTATGGTAGTTTTTGTTCCAGTAATAACATTAAACTTGTTAAGTTCTCCAGAAATCATTGTATATATAAAATTTCCAACAACAACACCGTTTGTTGTTTTAATAAAAGTTTCATCTAATTCTGTTGAAGATACAAAAGTCATTGTTGAAGCAAAAGAATTAAAATTTAATCTTACAATTAAAAAATCGTCAGCACTAGAGTTCATATTGTTTGTTACATATAAAAACCTATTACTAGCAAAAATATAAGGACTAAAGTCTGCGCTATCATCAAAAGACCCTCCAACAATAGTAACTGCTGTTGAAGTGCTTAAATCAGTAAGTTCAAATTTTCTGAAAAAATATGTATTTGCAATAGGTATAAAACAAAAACATACAATATTTGAGTCCATAATAAAAATATCATTTACAATAACAGTAGAATCCTCAACATCTGTTCTTATTACACTTTGTAAATCATAAATATCAGGTGTATCGCTAAATATTTTTCCGTTGTCTTGATACCACATTTTATTAGAACCATTGTAAGCCAATGGAGCTCCTAATGTTGTTGAAATATCTTGTGCAACAGAAGATGCTTTTGTTAGGCTATATGCAATTACTCCTGAAGTGTTAATTATAATTAAAAGTTCATCGCCAGTTACAAATCCTTGACTTGCAAAAGCATATTCTGTTTCTCCAGTTCCTTTAAAAGTGTATGTTGCTGAGTTATTATAATCTTCGGATGCTTTTGCAAAAAGAAAATATTTATTTGGCAATGTTAATAAATTGAACGGAATACTCCAAACATCTTCATTCAAAGACAAAACTTGTTCAATATCATTTAAATCGTTAGGCAGTTTTTTTAATGCCTCTACAATTTGATATTGAGTAACATTTGAATCTTCTGTTCCTGTTGGTGTAATTTCAGCTAATGAAACTAATTTATAAAGATTTTGAATAATATCACCTATGTATTCAGATACAATAGGAGTTCCTTCGTTTATTTCTGTTTCATTTTTTACAGTTGAACCAAATGGGTATTTTTCATTTGTATCTTGAACTATTTCTAGTTGATTTAATGTTCTCATAATTAACGTTTGTTATATTTGTATTGCTTCAAAATGAAATCTTAATGCTTTGCTTGTGTCAATTGGTTCGGCTATGGCTATTTGAAATTTTGTTGTTGAAATTGGCGAAAAAACTGGAGAATATATGTCGTTGTCTAAATTTATTGAGCCCATTGATTGAATATGTAATCTTACATAATAGTTCAAATTCGGCATTGCGTTTTGCATTGTTATTTCAATTTGTGAATTGTTGGGCTGACCGCTGTCAACTGAAACCGCTGAAACGCAATTTCCATTTACTGAATATGTAGTACCTATTGGGTCGCCTACATTTACGCTACCAAACCAGCCATTGTTTTTATTTTTTTTCAATTCTTCTACCAAAGCAAAATGTTCTGTATTGTAAAGACCGTTTCTAATTAATGTGGCTAAATAACTGCCTGAATCAAGTCCAATTACTCTTTTGGTAAATGCAACTAAATTTGTTAAAGGTGTAGTTGCTTTTGTATCTATTACTCCAGCATTTTCTTGTGCTTGTGTTGCTTTTTTCAAAAAAGTTAAATCCGTTACCATCGAATCTAAAGAAACATTGTCAACTAATCGTATTAATTCTACTCCACCGCTTGTTTTAATAAGCCTAACGTACTCATTTGTTTGAAATGAACCATTTGCGGAGAAAGCAAAAGTTACGTTGTCAGAACCTTTTATTTGAGTTTCAGTTCCTAAATCAAATAATGCTTTACAAACTAATTGTTCTCCAGTTAACATAAATCCTAATTTAATAGGTATGCTTAATATTCCAGAGTTTAAACTTAATGGTAAAATAAAATCGTTTTTTGAAGCTAATGCAACAATAGATTCAATTATTTGAAATCCATTTGTTTCATTGTCCGGCAAATTATTAGGTAAAATATTGTACAATCGCATCATTTTTGCGATTGTTTGATGAATATCTCCGTAAACTCTTTCATTTACTGGTGTACCATTACCGCTACCAGTATTGTTTTTTATTCTTCCCAGAGGATAATTTACTAAATCTGAATTATCTACATTAGGATTTGTGTTTAATGCTCTCATTTCTTTTTATTTATTACAATATTACAAATAATCTATAAATGTGAAAGCAACTAAATGTGCTGGTTTCAATTTTAAGACAAGTTCTCTAAATTCTTTTTCTCTATTTTCTGGAACAACAGCTGTAGCTCCCAACGTTGGTCCTCCAATAAAAAATGTTTTTGATAAGTAATCATCTCCAACTCCATATAATTCATTTGGCATATATGAATTAGCAATTATATCTACGCTTACTCCTCCATGTTGTGTTCCAATTCCATGTTGTGTTGTTCCGCCATGTTGTGTTGTTGGAGGAATAAGAGCCAATATTTCATCTGGTCTTTTATGAATCAATACGCCACCTTCTATAAATCCATTTTCATAAAGATATACATTAAATCCTGCTAATTGTAATTGATATTCTATATAGCTTATGTGTTGTCTAGCAAGAACATTTCTACCTCTTGACATCCTACGATAAATTGCTAATCTTCTAGTAGGTAAATCAAGTAAAACATTTGTTGTTATACCATATCTATATTCCCACAAAGCACAATCATTAACATCGAAATTATCATTATCTGGAAAACAAGAATCTATTGTGAATTTAGCATCGTTTAAAAGCCTAACAAAACTTACATTTATAGCAGAATGAAACTTTTCCATCATACTATACTTAAACATATTCCAAGCTCTACCAGTAGGATAAAGTTGTAATGCCAAACTATAAAACAAATCACTAAATGCTACCCCACTAGAAGTTGGAAGCTTAAATGGTGTTTTTAAACCAAAAGGTGTTTTAAAGCCAAATACAGTACTTTTTTCTGTTACTTGATACATTATGGTTGAAAAATTAAGTTACGTAAATATGGAACGTTTCCTAAGTTAAATTCGTATGATACAATTGAATTTCCATCAACAAATAAATCTAAATTATCAAAAAAGTTTCCATTTGTCAAAGATTCTGTAACTGTTGACTGCATTCTACCATAATACAAAATATCGTTTTTATTTCTTAGCAAATCAGCTCCAGCAATAAATGGTCTAATTTTATAAAGCAACGATTCAACACTCCCTTGAATTGTGTTTTGAATATCAATAGTATTTGTATTTAAACCAGTTATAGTAATATCAACTGGAACTAATGTTATAGGTTGCATATCTAAAAATGCTTGTGCTGGTTTTCTACCTCTTTCATAAGTTGGTTTTGTTACATCTGGGTCAAAGTTAATTACGTCCTCAACATCATTTAAAATAGCTAATGTTGGAGTTCCTAAATTATCAGTACTATCAATTAACACCGCCTCAACGTAAATACTAACTACTCCAGTTGTAACATCTGCAATATAAGGATAAATTAATCTTACTCCTTGTGCATCCGTAGCCCATTGGCGATAATCTGCTCTTGAACCTCCTTGTGGTTCTAACTGTATTGCATTTAAAATAGCTTGGCGATATAATTCTACTGTTTCCCCTGCTCTTGGTTGTGTAATAACTTGAATAACACTTACTGTTTTCTCAACGCCTATTACTGGTTCTGTAATCGTTAAATTATTTCCGACTGCTAAATTAAAAGTTGAACCAGCTCCTAATGAACGTATAGTAATTTCATCATCTGTTCCTGTGCAAATGTATTCAGCATCTAAAACATAAAGTTGTCCGGGATTTAATGTTCCTTCATTAGATTTAAAAGTAAGGTTTTTTCTTAAAACTGAACCAGCAACTGAATCTACTGAAACTTTAAACGAACCAATAGAATCTGGAAATCTATCTCTGTTTAAGTATATTCTTCCTTGCCTTTCAAGTGTTCCTCCAACGCTTTCCGTATTGGCAGTATCTGGAAATATATTATCTTGAATATCTCGCAAATACAAATATGCTAAATGAAATTGAGCAGCAAAAACTAATGACATTGCATTAAGAACTTTCTTTAAACTATCATTTGCCAAATTTAGTTTATTCTTAAAATCCGCTGCGATATTAGCGTTTAACTGCTGTATTTTTGGAATTGGCTTCATTAGATTATTTTTTCAATTATTACTTCGTTTCTTGCATTATCATAAACCATTTGCAGAGACCTGTCTTGCTGGTTTGTTTTTTGGGTAAAGTTAACTATTATTCTTAAATTATCCCTTCCCGTTATTTGAACATCAATTGTATAGTCTAAAGTAGATTTTAAGTAAGTCAAATCAATGTCAACTGCTTGTAGAATTAACAATCTTCCCGAACTATTTAAAGCATTATTTTGAATTGCTCTTTCGGTTTCAGAATTAAATTGTTTTGTCTTTTCATCTTTCCACACTAATCCATTTCCCCAATAGTCAAATCGTTCTTCAGTAGGTAAGTAATTTATCTTTGTACTTGCTTCAATATTGCCTCCAAATAACGCTAAAAATATTTGTTGGTATAAAGATTCACCCATCACTAAATCATCGTTTATAATAGCGAAATCACCTCCTTGACCAGTTTCGTATAATAATATGTCAGTTGTGTTCATTATCGTTGTCCTTGATTTTGTTTTGTATTAACTTGAATACCACTTGGAGCTGTTCCAACTACATCAACACCTAAGCCTTTTGTAGAAAAAACATTTAAGTCTAATTTACCTGACTTTGATTGCATAAACTGTTTCATTTCTTGTAAATCTGATTTATTTCTTCCTGCTAAATTTTGAGGCGTATTTGTTGAAATTGCATTTGGATTTAATTTATTTGCATTTACATTTTGAGCTTTTACACTCATATATTCAGGCTTATTAATTAAACTTTGCTCATATTGATATTGGTCAAATTTGGCTTTAGTAATATCAGCACCATTTTTGTTTAAATAATTCTGTAATCCACTAACAGCCGAAGGACTTATTACATTTGATTTTGGAATTTTAATATTTTCAGACTGCTTAATAGCATTACTTTGTTTATTCAAATTATCTTTTAAAACCTTAGTAGAGTTATTCCAAGCCATATTTCCTTTTGACAAAGAAGCTATTTGACTATCAACCATACTTGTTGTAGCGTCACCAGTATCAGAAAAAGCATAAGCTAATCCACCTAATGCAGCAACTACTAAAAGTACTGGCCAATATGCTGCTAATAATCCTCCTGCAACAGCCATTAAACTTGCCGCAAATGTCGCTTGTCCTCCAGCCGCTAAATAAGTTGCCACAGTACAAAGTTCAACAACTGTAGTATATGCTATTTGTGCCCATTTTACAAATGCTATTGCCTTTGCTAAGCCATAAAATAAAAATGCCGTTACTTTTGATGCTACTCCTAAAATTAACAACCATTTAGTTGCTGTCAACAATGTATTTGCTAGTCCTTTATTTCTTTGACCCCAATCACTTATGCTTTGAATAACTGGCATTATAGAATCTACAAAATCTTTTATTCTAGGCAATAAAGCAGTTCCGATTGTAATTGCTAAAAATGATACTTGTGCTTTTAAATCTTTCATTTTTTTAGCCATAGTAGCATTATTCTTGTCCGCTTGTTCTTGTGCTGCATTTGTCTTTTTAATTAAGTCTAAAAAACGTATGTAATCATCAAAATTTTGGAATAATGTTGCTCCAGTTTGAATACCAGTTTTCTTAAAGAACATTCCCATTGCAGCACTATTACCTTCTAGCTTTTTCAATTCACGCATCCTAGTTACTAAATCTAAAGACTTATTTCCTAAAACATCCATATCAACACCAGCTTTTTGCAAAGCTCTAGTTTTATTTTTATCAAATACACCAACCATGTTGAAATCAACCATTAAGTTACGAATACCTCTGCCAACACCTTCTATACCAAGTGATTTAGTTAATGTTTGTATTAATGCAATAGATTCGTCAACTTGTACATTTGCTAACCTTGCAGTTCCACCAAATTGTCGCAAAACATCAGCTGTTTCCGCAATAGATATACTACCTACAATTTCCCCAGCAGATAATTTGTTTACAATGTAATTAGCATCAGAAGCGGATTTTCCAAAAATATTAAGAACACCTGTCAAAGATTCAATTGCTGGTTCTAACTCCATTTTTGAAGCATCAGCCATTAAAATACTTGCTTTAGTAATTCCTTTTAAAGCTTCGGGATTGTCTAAGTATTGTGACATCTTTGAACCGACAATTTCAAAAGATTTTGCAATGTCAATAACATTTCGTTTAGTTTCTCTACCTAAACTTTCTATTTGTAAATTCATTGCTCCAACTTGTGTTCCAGTAACTGCCGCTAAACTTGCTAATGCCGCCTCATACTTAACCGCCTCATTAACCGCATATCCTATACCTACAGCCATTCCAACACCAGCAGTAAGCATATTTGTTCCCGCTCTGTTAAATGACCTTGAAGTTCTCATTGCAGCAGCTTCAGCAGATGCTCCAAACGCAGAAGTTTTAGCCGTCATTCTAGTAACAACATCGCTAAACCTGTCAATTGCTGTGAACACTGTTGGCACACGCATAGCAGCTATTGCCATATCTTATAAATTTATTGGTTAATACTATAATTGATTAAATTATTAAAAATAACTTCCCCAATTTCATTTCTAAAAACAATTAATTGCTCCCTTACATAGGCTTCTTTTGATTTTTTATAAGCAATAAAAGCATCTATTTCTTTATCAAACAAACCTAAATAAACACGTTTGTTTTTAATACTTAATGTTGCTTGAAACTTACCTGTTTTATGTAAATTAACTCCAACTAAATACTTTTTATTAGAACTAGATACATTGGTTAAAATAACATTAATTTCATTCGGTATAAATTTACATGTTTTTTCAGAATACTCTTTATTATCCATTATAGTAAAATCTTTATCTAAACAATATCCTTCAATATAATTTTCTTCAAACCATTCTGCAAAATTCTGAAAGTTATGCCAATCTGAATGTACAGTGCAATCTTTATAGGTAGGTCTATTTTTTTTAAATTCTAAACTATAACATCTTTGCATCATTCCTAACCAAGTTTGAGATAGTTTTTTATTGTCCTTATGGTTATATTTTCCAACTCCAAAATATCCTACTCCAAAAACTATTGGACTATTTGGGTTTTTAATATTTGAGTTTTTAAAATGACAATATTTTTTATTTAAAACAATAGTTCCATCTGGAAATATAACATCCAAGTCTTTAGCCGTTCGATAAGCGTATATTTTTACCTCATTTATGACTTCTCCAGTTCTATCAATTTTTTCTGCCATAATATTTGTTTTTAGTAAAAAATCCTCTTAGCCGTTCTACAACTAACTAAGAGGATTTTAATTATTTATTTCGGATTTTCTCCAATCTTATAAGTTCATCGTACCAATATGACAAGCCTTGAAAATCAAAATTGTCACAATACATTTGTTTTACTTCGCTGATATTCCAATGATGATAATCGACTAGACTTTTTAAAATGTTGTCTAAACCATCGTAACACCAGACTACGTAAAAACAGAAGAAACTTGATTTATAACATCGTAATCATATCGCTCAAACTTATCTAGCATTGCTACTGATTGTCCGATAATATAAGATGTCATATTCAATTGCAATTGGAAAACTTCCTTTTGAGGATGTAATCCTTTTGCCAAATTTGCTAACGTTGTAGGCTTGATTCTAGTCTTAAACGTTATTTCTGTCAAAACTGGGTTTTTATCTTCGTCTAAGACTGGAAACTTCAATTTTAACTTTGGCAATCCTTCTGCATCAAATGACAAATAACCATCAATTATAGCTTCTAATACATCTGGATATGTTTCTTCTAATTCATTTTTAACAACTGGCTTCTTTACAAACTTATTTACAAAGTTCTCTAATTCATCCAATGCTACTTCTTTACTTATTGCTGCTGTTTTCATTTTACTTATTTAAAATTTATATTTTTTGTAGAAACCCTCCACCAGAAACTTTTAATGTCAAAGTTCCAGCGTTTGAATCTGTTGCAATATCTCCAACTGGTCTGCCTGTTCCAACGTAGATTGCTCCAGAAATCATATCAAATTGCCATCTTCCCAAAGAAGGTGAACCAGCCATCAAATTTAATGATGATAATTCAGCATCTGACATTTGGTCAACTGCTATTGGACCATCAACAGCCCATCTTGCTCTATTCAATTGCGACATCATTTGTCCATTTGAAGTAATCTGATTCATATCATCGTTTCCACGAATGCCGCCTTTGTCAACATTAAATGATTCATTGGCTTTTGGATAAAATCGATATGTTTGACCTAAGTGGGAACAAGTAATATTTACACAATCCCCGAATACAAAATTTGCCATTTTATTTTATTTTATTATTAATTATAACTTATTATCTCTGCGATAAAGTAAAAAGAACTTGGTCCTTTTGTAAACCTTACACTTTTTCCAGCAGGTAAAACATAAGGAACTGTCTGATAATTTAATCCCAATATTAAATAATGCCATAATGGAGTTCCCAATAATCTAATGTCTATTGTGGCAGAATTATTTGTAACTATAACTGACTCTCCAACATTAGTAAAACCTGTAAATAATCTTATGTAATTATCAGTAGCGTTATTGGGTGTTACTTCGCTAATATCGCTATTGACATTAGATGAATTAATAAGCGCCAATGATACTGTTCCATAACTTCCTGTAGTTGCTGTTCTTGGAGCAAATAATAAATGAGATGACCATCTTTCAAATCCACCAATATTACCTAAATATGTTAATTCAGTAGACCTCTTTGAATCTAATGCTAAAGGATTTTGAAAATTTTCATTTCCATTAGGCAAAACTGTAGTGTTTATGTAAAATGTTGTGTTTACACCAGTTTCTCCTTTTATCTCTGCACGATAAACGCTTGAGTTTCTAATAAATATTTTTTTTCCTATTTTACTTTGGTCATTTGTATAATTTGGAACTGAATAATAATTGTTTTGACTGTCAGCAATATTTGTAGTAAGAACATCTACTGTTATAGCTACTGGCGCATTAAAAGTTCCACCAGCAATTGTTGCGTTTGTTAAAGATACACTGCTTCCCGGAGGTCCTTGTTCTCCTTGTGGTCCTTGTTCTCCTTGCAATCCATCATCTCCTGTAAAACCTCTTGGTCCTTGCGAACCTGCTGGTCCTGCTGGTCCTGCTGGCCCTTGAGCACCTTGTGGTCCTATTGCACCTTGAGAAGCTAATAACGCCCAATGCGTATTATCAACATCAGGAGCAGTTGTTCCCGAAGTTGCTAAAATACAAAACCATGAAGCTCCGTCGTACCCTACCGCATCATCAGCTACATAAGAAGTTCCTGATACCCACGTACCTTGCCATTCTAATCCTGCTGGTCCAACTGGACCGGGAGGTCCTGCTGGCCCTTCAACACCTTGTGGTCCTGCTGGTCCTTGTGTAATGCCTTGTGTAGACTCATCAACATAATCAACTACTTGATCAAAAGCACTAGCAACATTTTCCTTTGTTATACTGCTAGGAGTTGTTTTTTGGCGAATATTATCGTTAACAAAATCTTTAATTTCAGTATTTGTCATTTTAAATTATTTTTTTTTATTATACAAACTCCTCTGTAAACTCTAAACTAAAAATCCCCTTTACAGTAGGGATTATACGTTTCCCGAATTAAATGTATTTCCAGCACCTCCAAATCCTGCTGTTGCAGTTGTGCTTTGGATTCTAGCTATTCCAGTTCGCTTGTACTTAAATGTAGTTTCAAATCTGTTAGGATTTAATGTGCTAATCTGAACAACCATACTAGATTTTGAAAACTCTGGGTCATTGATTAATGCTTTTTGAGCAATATTATCAAACAATTCATAAACTAATCCTTTCCATTCTTTAGGCTTAATACAACCATCTACGTCAACAATCTGGCCATCAGCAACCAATGTTTTGTCTTGTAAATACAGTCTTTCAAAAGTTCTGTATGAATCAGCCACATTCCAATCAATATTTAAATTTCTTGGATACGCATATTGTAAAGGAATTTCTCCATCTGGATGATATGTAGTAACTAAATCTTGAACTACATAAGAACCATTTTTAAGCATAACAGTTGAACATCCTTTTTTAACAAGAAAATCTCTGTTGTTATAGTCTTTCATATCCCCAATATTTCCACTAATAGGTGTTGGCATATCTGGATAAGACAAATTATTAACATCTAAGTTTGGATTATTTTGATAAACAACTGATGCCAAAGAAACCACATTAGCAGCTGCCTCCCAAGTAAATCCTAATGATTCTGGAGCTGGACATAATACATTAGTAACTTGCCCAATTCTAGCAACATTGTTTGTAATATTAATCAAATCATCTTTGTCACTTAAAGTGCTTCCAAAATAAGCACAAAACGGTTTGAATGTTAATCCAGAATAACGCCCAGTTGGATTAATATCATTTGGAAGTCCATTAAATTGCTCTAAAATACTTAATTGAGATGAACCGTAAGGATTAGTTACTATTGTGTACCAATCATCACCAAATTGTTCTAATGAATCTGCTAAATCAACACCGCCAGCTCCATCTATTGAATCTGTAAATGAATAAGATATTCCAGCAGAAAGTGAACTATTAAATCCCGGTTCGCCATAAAGTATTGTGATATTAAATTCAGAACTTGTTAAACCTGCCCACTTTGTAGTAAATGTAATTACTTCATCATCATTTGAAGCAGTACATGGTGCAGATATAACTGAATTGACTGCATCAACTATTTTATTAGCAATTTGTGAAGCAGTATCTCCAATTTTAACATCAAAAGTATATGGTCTAAAGTCAAGACTTGTTCTTCCATTTACAACTATGTAATGAGTTGTATTTGCATTAGCAGTACCACTTACAGTCCATTCTCTCATAGAAGGAGTTGCTTGGTCATCTGTAATCTGTGGAAAAACGATTGTTGGTATTCCACCAACACCATCACCAGATGAAGGTCTAAGAATACGCATTTGACTATGAATTGGCGAACCATAACCATACAACTCCGCAGCTTCTTCAGCACTTGTAACCTCTGTTTTTGCAGTTGAAAGTCCCATTTGATTAGCCATATTGGCTTCACCAAAAACAGCTATAATTTGAGGTAAATTTTGTGTGTCTGTGGTAAACACTCCTCGTTTTACATTATAACCGCTTACTCTTGAAATTCGGTCAAGTCCAACGGCTGTAGATATTGTACTCATTTGTATTTTTTTTAATTGTTAAATATGAATTTTGTGCCCTGTTCAGTATCGTCTAAAGTGACATTAGTTGTATTTCCTTGCAATTCAATTCCTTGCCATAATTCTTGATTCTCTTGAACTCTTACCTTATACATAATCCTTGCAAATCTAATGTAAGAACCATCATAATTTGAGTGATTACCAAAATTAGAGTAATCCGTATCAAGTGTTATTTTTTCAATGTATTTGCCTCCTATAAATCCCGGAGGAAAACCTAATGTTAAATATTTTCCAGTACTTAAAATGTAACGTACTAATCCAACATAACGAAACAATTTATTTTTTGAAACTATACTTGGACTAACTTCTTCTTCTCCCCAACCAGAAGTAAATATATCAATGAAATAAATATACTCTCCTTGTATATCTCTAGTATTTTGTCCAGCGTATTCTGCTTCTCTAAAAGCAATTGTAATCATTACATCTTGCTCTTTACTAAATGGTTCAATTCTTTCGTTAAAAATTTCTATTTCATCATCAAAGCCCTGAATAGTTTTTTGATTGTGAATTTCTTCTAACAATATTGAACCAATACGATTTGCAACTACTTCAAAATTTTGAACTCCAATAATTTCACTTAGAATAGAAGCCATATTTATGAAGGTTTATAATCGCCAAGCCAAATTGTAATTAAACCAAGATTTTCATCTGGCATATTTTCTCTGACTTGATAGTTTTTAATTACTCCGGTACTATCTTTAAAATTTACTTTATGCTGAATTAAATCAACCTCAGAAATACCTTTTTTGTTAGTTCTAACTGGATAACCTAAAGCTATTAAAGCATTTTCATCAATAGTACAATGAACGTTTTTGGTGTTTACTTGATTTCCATCCGAATCAAATGAACCTGATGTTTTGACTGCCCATCCAGTAATATTAGCTTTTTTGTAGCCATCTGGAGTTATCATTTCAATATCGATATGATAACCTCCAGAATTGACTATAAATTTTGCATCACGCTTAATAATATCGAATAAGCTAGGCATTATTATTTTTTACTTGCTTTTTCAGCAGCAGTTTTAGCTTTTTTTACCTCAGCAACTTCTTCTGTAGCTGGAGCATCTTCAACAACAGTTTCATCAACTGCTACTTCAGTAACAACTTCTAAATCAGTTTCTTTATTAATTGTTTTTTCTGCAACTTTATCAGCTTCAATTAACTTTAAACAACCAGCTTCAACTAAAGCATTTGCATTTATAGTTAATTCTGAATCGTCTACAGTTTCTCCAAACTTTGCTATTCTATTATTTTTTGTAGAAATTGCAATTGTTATTACTTCATACTTTGCCATAAATTCTTTTATTTAAGATTATGCAAATACTTGCATTGTGTAAATCTTGTCAATTGTAAATGGAACTACTAATGGTGCAGAAGTAAGTTCTAATGTACTAGACATTGTTTTCTTATCGCTGTAAGCACGAATTAAGAAGTTAGCTTCTACAATTCCAGGAATAGCAGTAGTAACACCAGCAACAGTAGTTTCATTCAATGTTGGCAATCCGCCAAATACTGTTTTACCTTGAAAATCATCTGGCATCATAACTACTAAGTTATTTGCTAAATAATACTGTGTAGCACCATTTGCATCTGTGTACTTTTCGTTGTAAGTCCATAAGTTTACAGCAAAATCTCCACCATCAATTTGACCTTTAAATGAGAATCCAGTTGATTCTGAAAATTGTGGCATACCAATATCAACTCGTCTGATAAGAGTATTTACTCCTTGTGATTTTACTTCGGCAGAATTAATAAGTGCTTCATACGCTTGTGAACGCATTACAACGTTTACAGAAGAACCACCAGAATTACCTACATCACGTAAAAAGTCCATTCCTTTACGAATATCAGTCATTGGTGTAGCAGAAGCAGCAACTGACCAATAATTTCCACCTGTAGAAACATTTACCATTGATGTAGCTTTTCTTCTGAAATCAATGTTATCTCCGTTTACTAAAGATACAATTCCAGTTTGCAATACATCTGCTTGTTGCTTACGAATTGAACGGATAATTTTATCTCTATTTTTTGAAACACCTTTAACTGCACTTTCAGCAATTAATCGGTTAACATTTGAGTTTTCTAAACCTACTCCTAATGCAATAGTGTTCATGTAAACTTGATCTCTTTGGAAATCATAATCCTCTTTAAAGTAAGGAGGTTGATAAACGTGCTCCGTAAAACGAGAAGATTTGTTTTTGTTTCCTTCAGTAAAACGAACAACATCTACAGCGATTAAATCGTTATCACGTTGTACTTCTACATCTACTAAAAGAGATGGTGTAGTTTCTTCTGGAAACCAACCAGCGAAACCAGTTCTTACTGGAATCATTTCCTCAAATTTACCTACAACTTTGTGAGTAAGTAATCTACTATGTTCTTGAATTGATAGTGCCATTTTTAGTTATCAAATTTAGACAATTCAGTTACGTTATTTAAAACGAAACCTTGTGCGGTTAATATATCTTTTAATGCTTTGCTACCTACAATGGTATCAAGCGTAACTCCTGCTGGTAAAATCAACATTCCTGCATCAATATCTCCAGAGATGCAATAATTTGCTTTTAAACTTGCTGCATCAGCCATTGTATTGATTCCTTCAATTTTAAGGATTCCAATTACATTAGCCAAAGTAGCAGAAGTAGCTGGACTAAATCCTTCATCTACTCCAGAAGTACCACCAATAATTGTAAAAGTTGGAGTTGTACCAGTTCCGGTTGCAGATAAATTTGTTTTGTTTCCAACAGTAGAAGCCGTAAACACTACAGTATCTAAATTAGAAGTAGTTGCTGGACCAGTTGCATAACCAGTTAAAGCACCAGAATAAGTTCCAGTTGCAGTACCAGCTCCAGTTGTAGCTCCTACAGCTAAATTTGCAAATGCAGCAGCTAATTCAACAGCACTTGTTGCACTTGTAGAAGTATAAGTTAAACCTGCAATAATCATTGTTTGACCAGCAGTTAATGCAGTTCCGAAAACCGCAGTTGCAGTTTCAAATGTTCCAGAGTTTCTTACTACTAAAATACCATCTTGCGCTTCTAGCGTTTCTCCGATATTGTTAATAAAAACTCCAGTAGCATATCTATTACCATAAGTAAAGATATTTTGCGATGTGAAATCAACAGTTGATTGATTTCTATCAGCGTTACGTTGTATTGCGTATATTGGCATCTTTTTAAAATTTAAAGTTTAAAGTCAAAAGCCGCTTCGGCTTCAGTGTTTTTTACATCTGCATTTGCAACAGTAGTAGTTTGTGGAGTTACAATTTCTGCTGGATTGTCTGATTTTAAAGCATCGACTTTTCCTTTGTTAGCCATTGCAACTAAAAAAGCGTGTGATTGTGCTTTTGATATTTCATTACCACTAGCAATTCCTTCAGAAACAGCTTTACTATCTGCTTCTCTGTATGCCTCCCAAGAAGCTACTCGCTCTCTTTCGGCAGTAACACCCTCTTGAATGATACTTTGTACCAGTTCTGGATGCGCTTGATTTAATTCTGTTCTGTTCATTTTTGAATTAGAATTTGGATTAGTATTTATATTATTTGTTCTAGTTTTATTTACTACTTTTTTTATTACTTCTGACTTACTTGCAATTCCATCTACAAATTTTCCAATTGAATCTTTTGCAAATTCGGTGTGACCGTCATCAAAATCTGTTCCTTTTAATACTGGTCTGTTACCTTCAATTACACTTAAAAATCTTTCGTTTATAGGATTTAACAGTTTATCAGTAATTACTTTATAGTTGTTGTTGTTTAACGCTTCTTCGACTTCTTCATTCTTTTTAGTAGACTTACTTGCATAAAGTCTAATATATTTCTCTCCTTCTCCATCCTCAGTATTAGCTGCTCTACCTTCAAACTGAATCATTGTACCACAACTTCCAACAATGCTCATTTCATTTTCAGAATAAATTTCTTCGCAAGATGATAAGATTGCAAAACAAGCACTACAAGCCATTCCTCCTTTTTTAACCAAACCGTAAACTGGCTTTGTCTTTCTTACTTCGGTAATCGCATCAGTCATTATTTCAACAGCGCTTGTAGAACCTCCTCCAGAATTAGCATAAACAATAAATCCTTTGATATTATCATTTTTACTTAAACTCAACATCATTTCTGATAAGTCAGTCATTCCATAGCTTGACATTCCTCCATCAACTGTAATAACTCCATTCAAGTTTATTATTGCAATACCTTGAATATCATCACTTGTTGGCTCATATTCTTCTTCTACATAGTCCTCAGCATCATCTAAATCATCACTTTTAAATTTAAGAACGGAAATCGAATTATACTTTACTTCTGGCAACTCTAATGTTTGACCATTTTTTGAATTTGCTAATATTTGAAGCATTGCAGGTAAAGATTTAGAATCTATACTCCACGTTCCTATACCATATACTTCTCTTGCTAATGCGAAATTCATATTTTGACTTGGTTTTTAAACAAAAAATTGTGTTTCCGCCTTATGCAGAAACACAATTTTGTAAATTTTTACCCAATAAAATCATTCTTTGTTTCACAACAATAAACGTTTAATTCGATACAAATATATATATTTTTATAATACAAACTATTTTTTTAAAATATTTTCAAAAAAAAATCCATTTCTCCTTTTTATCGGGAATGGATTTTTCACTACTTAATTAAACGATATTATTCTGGAAATTCTATTTTTGTTGTTGACTTGTTACTTGCGTTGTTAGCTTGTCGCATTTTATATTCCAAAGAAATCCAAGTTTTTAAATCTCGTCCATGAGCAATTTTATGCTTTGACTTTGTAAATCCAAAATGAAATATAAGTTTTGATTTTGCAAGATTACTGAATACTGCTCCAAATACATTTGGTTGTTGCGGAGGTAAATTTCCAGCTAAATAATATGCTTCTTTTAAATCATCAGCACTAAACCACTTAAATTGATTTTTAATCCATATTTCAGCAAAACTAAATATTTTATTAAAATCGTGTTTGTTTCCATACATTACACTTTCAATAGCTTCTTCTTTTGATTGAATTTCTTTTTCCATAATTACATTTCGTTTAAAAGTTTGTTTGCCTTATTCAAACGCTCTATGAGTTTAATCTTATCATTAAGAGGAACTTCAAATCTAAACTTGGTCATACTTGGAAAATCTGAATGACTTGGAATAAATGGTAAATCCCATAAATCTCTATCAACAACAAATTTATACTTGAACGGATCATCTTTAATATGCTTTTCTATGTAGTCAGTTTCTTCAACTAATTTTCGCATTTCAATTAAGTTTTCTTCCGTAGGCATAAATGCAATAGCTTCTCCAAACTTTGTGTTGTGAATAAGACTGTTCGATATAATTTGCCAAAATTCAGCTGGAAATTCTTTTTTGAACAATTCAATATCTTGTTTCTTTAGGCACTTTGAATATTTGTAGTGATTTTCCATTTGGTAACACTTCAATTCCGAAATACAACCTCCTTCAATTTTAACTTGAAAATCTTCCGAACCACTATGCCACTCCATTTTAGGATTAATAGTTGTTTTGTCAATTACTAATTCATAATCATTACCCAACTGCCAATGAACCCAAACTTCCCAGAGATGACCCCAATTCATTTCCCACTTGTTTACAGGAAGTGATATTCCTCTACCCAATTCAAGCTCCATTAACTTCTGATTAATGTAGGTGATAGCTCCTGCACCAAAACCATACTGACCTTTCCCATCAACCATTAAAGCTGAAATCTTACTTGATGTAAACCTTGCTACCCTATTTGCTTTGTTGTTCATATTAAAGCTCTGTTTCTTCGTTAATTTTTAAATATTCTTTAATAACATCAATATTCATTTCATCAAGTAATTCTGAATGGTCAAAATGTTTGCAAATTGTATGTGTATCAAAAGTATCAAGAACTTCTTTGTCTGTAAATTTTTCAAGTATGTCTGATTTATCAACATCAATTAAGCTTACATCAATGCATCCATTTATTCTTGAATTAGTTATATTAACCTATCTTGTTTTTAAAATTATATCCATTATTTCAATTTATTAAGTTGGTAAATTACTTTGTCGTATTCAGCACTTTTTTTATTATCAATTACAGATTGAATAAACATTGCTGTAGAACCATCTATTTTATCTTCCAACTCTTTAAATAACTCTACAACTTTCTCGTGTTTTGATACATCTTCATAATCTGTATCAATAGTAGAAAATACATCTTTTACTTCTTCTACTGACTGCATTCCATTAAGAATGTCTGGAGCATATAATCTACCAAAGAATGATGCCGCTCTATATTGAAACATTAACTCTGGCATTGTTTTCCATTTTGAACCAGTCTTGCTTAACCAACCTTCTGTTTTTACCATTAACCAAGTTACTAATGGACCAGTAATTCTATTGCCATCAAAATCATCTGTATAAGCACGACAACCATAAGTATCTGCGTTTACATCTGTACCAACAAACTCAAATTTTAATGGTTTAAATCTACCGCAAGAGTTTAAAGCTGCAATAATGAATGAACTTCTCCAACTTGGTTTCCCTTGAATAATATCAAGGTTTTGCATAACCATAAATGGACTTACCCCAATACGTGTTGCCATTTCCAAAGCAATCATTGTGTTTGGAATATTACCCTTGTATGCTTGTGGAACTAAATCCGAACTACATAATCCTTTTGCAATTCTTTGACCATCTTCAAATGACGCTATTGTGCTAAAAATTGAGGTATCTGTTTTTACTATATTTGACATCTTACAATTCGTTTAATTTAGTTAGTAAATCTGATTTTAGTTCTTCAATTTGTAAATTAGCAAAAGAAATAAAATCCTTTGTTTCTTGGTTTTCCGTTTCCAAATGCAAGTCTGCAAAGTAAACCTCAAATGATTTTGCAATTATTTCTTTGTCTTTTGCCAAACGCTTTACTCTTGCTTTGTTTTCCTTTTTTAAACGTTCAGCATCTTCTTCGGCTAATTTTAAATCAATTGCTTTTTGCTTTTTAATATCAGCAATCAATAACTTTGCATTAGATAATCTTTGCTCAAAATTTATAACATCCGCTTCCTGAATTAAAATTGCTTCTATGGTAGCATCAGAAACATTTGTGGTGTTGCCTTCAAGTTTAAAATAAAAATACATTCCTCCGTTGTAAATAAATCCAATTTCAGCAAGTCTATTTTTACGAATTTCAAACTGCTGGTCTTTTTGCTTTTTAAGTTCAGCATCACGCTTAGCTTGTTCAATTTGCCCTAAAGCTAATTTAGTATCTGACAATATTTTTTCAAACACTTCGGAAGTGCAATTATAAACACCATCTTTTTCCAAAAATGTAGAAAAATCAGGATGAACAAAATTTCCTAAACCATCCGCAAAATATCCAACTTCTTTCAAACGATTCAAACGAACTTCAAAAATCTCTATTTTCATTGCCTCATTTTCCAATCTTTGATTTTCCCTTTGAGTAATGTCATTTGTTTTTTCAAGTAACTGTTTTACTACTCGCTCTTTTACTTGGTCTAAAAGCAAATAAAATTCCTCAAAATCATATTCTTCATTTAAACTTTTTTCAACTAAAGCCGTAGAAATTTCAAGGTTTTCAAAAGTCATTTTCTGAATTACTTCATAGCAATAAGTTTCAATAGTATCAATAACATTTTTAATTTTGGCAATACGCAATTCATCTGCCTTTGCTTCCGCTTCCTTTTCCTCTTTTTTACGCTTGTCCTCTGCTTGAAGTTTCTCGGTAGCCTTATCCTCCAAATCAACATTAATTTCAATCAAGCCTTTTAAATTTGCCTTGTCTGTTTTTTTGTAAGCCTCAAATACTGAAATGTTGTTTTTCTCAATGTTCTGAATTAAGTATCTCGGCTCTCTAAGTTCAGCACGAATACTATTTAATTCTTTGTTTTCCTCTGGAGAAAGCTTTTCAATACTTACAAGTTCTTCAACCCTTGATTGATGCTTGTCTTTTAATTGCTCCAAATTTTCTTTGGCTTTCTCATAGTCAGATAAAAGCACTAAACTTTTATCGCTTGAACCCATGAACTCTTTTACTGAAACTTCTTTTGTTCCAAATACTTCTACTTGTGTTTCTGCACTCATTTTTTTTGCTGTTTTTTGTTTTTACTTATTATCGTTCTTTTACCAAATCCTCAAAAGTCAACATATTGTCTTTTAAATACCAATATAAAGCCTCAATCTGCTTTGGTGCTTTCTTGCGTAAGTTCATCATTCCTACTGTGGAATATCCTAACTCATTTGCAGTTTCCTTTACCGAAATCTTGCGACCTCGACTTCTAATAATTTTCATCGTGTTGTCTATATCCAAATAGACTTCTCGCCTTACATTTTCTGCCATAATATTTGATTTTTAAGTTGTGTCAAATATATAACATTTAATTCTTTTGGTGCAAATTTATAACAAACTTTTTTTAGTTTATTTTGCAAATGTTATAAATTTACATCAGTATGGTAAATCCGAATCATCTTCTTCCATTTGAGCAACTTCTTCTGGAGTAGCTTCGTGCATTTTATTTACCGGCTCCCAAATTCTACCATTGCCTAAATAAATGCTTTTGATTTCTTCTCCCGCTTTCTTACGCTCAACTTCATCTTTGTTTAATGATATTCTAACAGAGAAGTCGTTGTCATATTTATCGGGCTCGTCATTATCCCAGCTTTCTAAATTCAAATACTTTTTGCCATTCTCGTGAATTAAAATTCTTTCTTTAGGAATATCTGTTAAACAGATTGAGAACGTTCTTCTTTTGCCTTGTTTTGCCATTGCTTTTTGTTTTTAATTGTTAATTGTTAATGTTAATGTTAATGTTTAATTTATTTATTATTGCTGCTAAAACTCCAACGCAAATTGAATTTCCAGCTTGTTTGTAAAGTTGAGAATCTGATATTAACTTTGAACTTATTGTTCGTTCAATCATATCTTGGTTAAAATCCATTAATCTAAAACATTCTGTTGGAGATAATCGTCTAATTCTTTGTGTTATAATTGCATTTCTTTTTACACTTGAAATATACTCGTCACTTGAACCTGCTCTGCCTATTGCTTCTGTAATACAACCAGCAACATTTTCATCAACTTCTAAATTCTGTAATTTTTCAAGTTGTTGTTTTGATAATTGTTTTGTTGCTATACCTTGATTACATTGAGTATCTAAAGTTTGACTTACTTTTTTACCAACTCTACCTCTTCTTGTTTCTGAATTAGGATTACTGAAATTTATTGAATCTTCTTCTTCTTCTGCTTCATCAAAACCTTTTGAGTTGTTTGTTGAAATAATAAAATGGTCATTAGTTAAAGAAGTGGTAATTGTATTCATAAATTCTTGTTCTCTAAATTCAATTTCTTTGCCTCTAAAAGAATTTGTGCCTGTATCTTTTCTTATTAATTTTGACTCTTCTGTTCTAACTTCTTTTGAAACTTTTGTTGATTTAATTTTAGCTCCGTTGGTGATATTCACCAACGGAGGGTTTCTTGTTCCTGCTTTTGGCTTAAATTCATCAGTATGTCTAATACTTGAAGTAATACAAGGGCTATTACCATCTTCCCTTATTCTTAAACCTTCATCAGCTCTATAATCTGCTATTTGAATCTTTAAATAAGTATCACTTTGACGTGTTCCATATTTTGTAGTTAAAGAGTTAGAATGAGTATCTTCCTCAGATTGCGGTTTAAATCCAAATCCATTACCTTGTTCTTTATGAATTTCTAAATGTCTTTTAAAATAATCTAATGTTTTTTCTCCTAAAAAATACTTTTCATCAACTTCATTTTCAAGAACATCTTTCAATCTTTTTTCTAATGGAAACGACTTTGGAAATTGAAAGTCATTATCTGAGTCATCACGAATACCAATTATAAAAATGCGTTCTCTATTTTGCGGAATACCATAATGCTTTGCATTTAATACTTGAAAGTAAATATGATATGGCACTGAATCCTCTATTGGGAAAAAAGTATGAACTCCATTTACAGACCCCCCCCCCTAGATAATTAATCCATTCTTGAAAAGTTCTTCCGTAAATAGAATTTTTATCAACTTTGTCGTGTGAAAGCAATCCTTTTACATTTTCAAAAATGAAGTATCTAGGTTTATTTTGTTGAATAAATTCTAATGAATTGAAAAATAATATACCTCGTTTATCTTCTTTTCCTAACCTTTTTCCGGCTAAACTAAATGCTTGACAAGGAGGAGAAGTCATGTAAATATCCAAACTTTCTTTTGGGATTTCACGCTCGTAAACATCTTTTGGAAAATCTTTTGGAATACCATAATTTAATTCAAATGTTTGTCTAGAATATTTATCCATATCACAGGCAAAAACTTCATCATATTCAATTCCTAATCGAATTAACGCTTGATTAAATGCACCTACGCCACTAAAATCTGAACCTATTTTTATTTTAGTCATTTTATAATCTATTTAATGAATAACCATTTTCTTTTGCCCATTCAGGATTTTCCTCAACAAATTTGTGCGCTTCTCTACTTAAAGCCACCCAATATCTTGTGTCTAATAATAAACTGCCAACACGCCCTTTTTTATGATGTATATCAGTAGTTGGTTGTTTTGTAATAGGACAAACTTGATTTTTTTTATTTGCCAAAAACTCTGTTCTCAAAACAGAATATTGCAACATTTCTACTTTTCGCTTTTTGGAAACTTGTGGAATAACGTATGCTTTTTTTTGCTTTGGTTGTGGCTTTGAACTGCGACATTTACACTTATCTAAAGAAGTGTATTGCCTAAATTCATTGCCACAACTTTTGCAAATTTTCAGATTGAATTGTGCCATTAAGCAATTTTCAAATCCTTGTTATTTAATCCACTTTGGTCTGGTTGCTCCGTAAACAAATCATCTGCACGTTTGCCTCCATAAATAAACTTCCAAACCTCAACTTGCAATTCTTCTACAATTACTTTGGCAGTTTCCCCAATAGTAATTTCATCATCTTCATTTACAAACTTAACTAATGGTGATGATAATCCTACCGTTCCTTCATCGCAAATCAAAGAACCACTAATCTTAATTCCTTTATCAGTAATTGTTACTCCAGATACTTTACAACGCATAATTTCTTCGTTGTAGAACCTAACTGCCTCTTGCAATTTTTCTTCGTTCTTACGATTGTTTTCTCTTGCAAAATTCCATCCAGCAAGTAATCCTAATGATTCCGAAAATACTGATTTCAATTCGTTTAGTTTTTCAACTAAATCTTCGTGTGGTTGCGAATCACTCTCTACTGAAAATAACTCATTTGTTTGTGTCAAGTCAAACCAATCGATTTGAGGACAACCTTTACTACTTAACTTTAAGTGTCGCAACTGAAAGTTTTTTAACTCTAGCTTCTTGTTCATTGTATTTATTGTTTAAAGATTATTTTCTAAATATTTTTTTCTAGCTAAAATAGCTTCCAGTTCAGTAACAAATGTGCCTATATGAGTTCTTTTTTTATTTTTATCAATAAAATAACATATCCACTTTTTTCTTAATATATTAAAAGAAACTCCATCAAAATCTGAATGCTGTCTGAATTTATATGTTGGAAGTTCATTTTTTATTATATAATCATTCAGAGCTTTTTTATATGACAAAGAAGCTGATTTTTTTGTATCAAAACTACCCAAAGGATATAAAATTTTGTTTATTTGTATGTTTGCACTATATTTTTTTCCAGTAAAACTAACTCCTGTTTCAGTATGATTAAAACTTAATGACTTTGAAATGTTTTCTCTATGAGAAATTGCTTGTAAATTAATAAAATCATTGTTACATGGATTTCCATCAATATGATCAATTACTAAATTTAACTCATAGGGATTGGATTCGCTAAATGTTGTATAAACTAAAAAATGAACATATTTTTTAATTGGTTTTTGTTTATTACATAAATAAACAAAACAATGCCCCTTTAAATTTTTATTTTGTTTTAAAATTCTAACTCTTTTATATTTAAAACTTTTAATTCTACCAAAACTACTTACTTGGTAAATTCCTTCGTAACCAAATACGTCTTTCCAAATTTCAATTTCTTGATTCATAATAAACAAAGAAGCCAACCATACTCCAAACGCATCTCAACTCGTTCTTTGTATAATTGGCTATTATATTTTTAATGTTACTTAAATTGAGATGCTGTAACTGAATAGCAAATATACAAAATTTTATATAAAATGCAAGTCGAGTGACTTCTGTTCGTTTTTAATTCTACCATAAATTCTAAAAATAAGCAAATTACCTCCTAACTGAAATGTATCTAAATTTCTATCAAATCCGTATTTTGTGCTATCATCATAAACCGCATTTAAAGTTACTATTTCTTTACCCCTATCTATTGAATTTTTAAGTTGTTTATCAGTAGGACATTTTAAAACGTCGTGTACCAGCTTTCTCCAATAAGCAGCTCTGCCATCTAAATCTATATCTTTTGAAGCGTGAATCTCAATTTCAACTCTCATTTTTTCAAGAGAAGGCAAATAACCAATTTTATCTCGTAGCATTTTTTTACAATCTTGCGTTATTTTCATTGTAACGTGATATGAAATATTGTTATTGAAAAAAAGATTTAATGTCAAATAGTACTTGTCATAAATATCTTCTCCAGCTTCCTTGCTCTTTTTTACTTTTTTTATCTGATAAAAGGTTGGAGGTGATTCAATGATAACCTCTTTCAGCAAAACTAAATCTGTCTTGGTTAAATATTCAAGATACCGATTAAGTTCTATTTTTTTATCATCTGATAAGTTAGCAACCTTATCTAGTAAATCATCATTCATAATTTCATTGTTTTATAATTAATCTTGCTATCTCTAATTATTATTCGCTTCCTATTATAAACAAAATTGTAAATATTAATCATATCTTGTATAGTGTAAAAATATAATCTTTCACAATCAACAAATGCTTTTATTTTAATCTTCTTTATAGTCCATTCAAATTGTGCAGCAGAAACACAAATTAATTCCATTATATCACGTTTTGTAAAATATTTATTCATCGACTTTGCTTTTTAATTCTTTGTAATAATGCAATAACGTTTTGTCAATCGCTTCTTGAATTTCATCTTGCTTTAATGGTTTATTAAACCTCTTTACTTTTCCATGAATTGAAACTTCAATAAACCATCCTATTTTTTTTATATCAGTTACTGGATAAACTTTTACTTCATTTTTTAGTAGAAAATTAAATTCATCAGGAGTTAGTTTATTTTGATAAGAACTCGATTTCTTTTTTGGCTGTTTCATAGTCTTTTTTTAATTTTTCAATTTCCTGCTCTTTATCGTATAATGCTAATCTCATTTCTGAATGTAACGCTGTAAGTCTTTTTTCTACCGTTACATACTTGGCAACCGTAGCTTTGTTTAATGTTCGCATTTGGTCAGTATATGAATTTATACGAAAACAAGCTAAAATAATTTCATTAAGCACTTTTTTCTGATTGTCATTTTTAGCCGTTTTAAGCCACTCAAATACTTTGTCTTGGATAAGTATCAAATCAGTATCAAACTTTTCATCTGCAATCCATTGTGCCGTATCAGCGTAATCAAATCTTTCTCGTTCTTGCTGTAAAAATTTACTCAATAAAGAAAGTTGTTGCATTTCTTTTTTCTTATATTCTTGTCTTTCGTCTTTTAGGTTTTCCATTTATTAAAAAGGTATTTGGTAATCATCATCAAACTGTTCAGATATTGCTATTCCTGTTGGTTTAAAATATTCTTTTTTAGCGTAGGTATCTACACCATTGTAATCCCAGTAGAACTTATTCAATTTAAAGTCAAAATACATTTCGCACATTCCTTGCTTGGCAACTGTTTTAGGTTTTGCTTTTGTAACAATAAATTGAACCTTATTTTTATGACCTTCAACTCTATGAACAGTAATCATTGTTTTACCATTATTCCACCATTCAGAACCACCTTTTAAATCATCTGGCTTTGGTGCTTTACGATTACCATCTTTGTCTTTTTCTGTTCCCGATTTTGGATGAATAACTGTAAAGAAATGCTTTTTATATTTTTCAGCCATTGCATTTCGGTAACTCAAAACATCCTCTAAATACTTATCGTCCCTTTGAAAAGTTTCTCCATTTAATCCTACTCCATGTTTCATATCTTTCCAACTGTCAATGGTTGCAGTTTGCACATCCATTGTTACTGCCAAATTCCAAAATTCATAAGGTGTAATCTTAGCTCCCATATCGTTTTTGTGCAATATCTTAAAATGAGAAAGCACCCAATCTAATTCTCTTGTAACTTCTTGTTCTGAAATGTAATTTGAGTTAACAAAACGTTTGTCAAATGTCTTTCCTGTTATCTTATGAATTAGAATTGCAATAATTTCATTTTTATCTCCAACATCAGGAACATAAAGTAAATGCTTCCATCCGTAAAACAAAGAAGTATTTAAAAGTAACTCTAATAGTATTTCACTTTTTCCAGATTGAGGAAATCCCGTAAAATCTGTAACTCCCGGTAAACTGATTGTAAAAAGCTCATGAAGTATAGGAAAACCTAAATAACAACCTCGAATTGCCCCTTGTTCACGATACTTTAAAATATCCTCGTAGCAATCTTTATTTTCTAAAATTTGAAATCCGTTTATCATTTTGGCTTTTAGTAATTAGTATGTCCTTGTTGTTTTTGTGCTAATTTTTTGTTTCTCGGAATTTGATGTTCTATTTCAGAAACATAACGACTAAATATATCTGAACGTGAAAGAAACTCCAACGTTACGTGTTTAAAATCATTTGGTTCGTGAAACTTATCATTAGAAGCATTATCAATTACTTTTTGGATGTCAGCTTTGGTATAACCCTCTTTAATTCGTTGATTAAAATTTGTCTTTGTCTTATCTGTAACTATACGCATTGCTTTTGTAAATACTATATTGTAGTAACTTTTCAAAGCATCAAAGTCAAGTTTATTAGCAGAAACTTTTTTATCATTTTCTGAAATTGAATTTTTTACTATTTCTGATAATCTTAATAAGTCTTTTGATTTTATTCCAAAGATAAAGTCTATATCTAAGTCTATTTCTATAATTCTCATGACCTATATTGGCAAAGCCATTGATTGTAAAATATTCGTGCTAACGTGTGTATAAATTTCTGTTGTTTTACTACTCGAATGACCTAAATGTTTTTGAATGATTCTTAAATCAGTGCCTGCTTCCAATAATGCCGTTGCATTAGAATGCCTAAGTAAGTGAAAATGATATTCTTTTCCTAAATACTTTTTTACTATTTGATTACAGCTTCTTGATGAATATTGCAACTCAAATTGACCATTAAACAAATATTCTTTAGGCTTATATTCCGTAAAATAAATTCTTAATATTTGAAGTATTTTTACCGACAAAGCAACAATTCTGTCTTTTTTGCCTTTTGATTGTCTAATTGTAATTATCATTCTTTTACTGTCAATATCTGAAATTTTTAAATTACAAACCTCGCTAACTCTCATTCCAGTACTAAATGCTAATGATATTATAGCCTTGTGTTTTGTATTTGTTATTTTTTCAATCTGATTTAATAAAAACTGTTTTTCAATAATTCTTGGAAGTTTTTTTTCACTTCTCGGATATTCAATGTGTTTAAACTTCATAGGTTGCTTAATTGTAGTTTTATAAAACAACTTTAAAGAAGAAATGCTATGACACATTGAGTTTCTTGTATTAAACTGTAATAACCAATCTTTAATGGCTTTTTCATTTACTTTTGACGGCTCTGTAAAACTTTTTTCTTGACTTCTTAAAAATATTTCAACTTGACAACAATAGTTTTTAATTGTGTTTTCAGAATAGTTTTTTAAGACTAAATCTTTCCGATATAAACATAGATATTTAGGAATATTCATTGGCTTAGGTATTAATTTTATTGGTTACAAATATAGTTTTGTACATATAATAGTTA